AGATCGCCCTCTTAGTCACACACAACACACAAAATAGGAGATGTAAATGATTTTTACATACAAACAATTTATGGACCATAATAAAACTTTCTATGAAGAAATGGTCGACTTAAAAGTAGCCGGATGGGATACTTTTAGCAAAGCAGAAAATGCTTACACTTTTAACTTTTATAAAGATCAACTTAAAGCTATGGACGAAGCTGTTCATAAGCTTGCAACAGATATGAAGGGTTACGTCAATGACTAATAAGAACCCATTTGAAATTAGAGCAGACATGCTCAAACTAGCAAAAGATTACATGGATCAGCAGTATAGTATGAATGTACAGCTGATGAATGATATGTACGAACAAGGCAAGAAAAACTACGAAGAAGTACAAGAAGCATATAAAATGTATTCTATGGATGATTTAATGAATAAAGCAAAAGAAATGTATTCTTTTGTATCAGATAAAAAATAGGGAAAAATATGAAAAAATTTTTAGTTTTTATTACTGCAGCCATGATGGCTACAACTGTCTTTGCGGCAGATAAAGTAAAAGTCGGATTTATTTATGTTGGACCAACCGGAGATCATGGTTGGACATATAGACATGATATCGGTCGTCAACAGGTAGAAAACGAATTTGGTGATCGTGTTGAAACCACATTTGTTGAAAGTGTTCCAGAAGGAGCTGATGCTGAACGTGTATTAACACAGATGGCAATGCAAGGAGCTGACATTATCTTTGCTACATCTTTCGGTTATATGGATCCAGTAATGAACGTGGCTGAAAAATTTCCAGATGTAAAATTTGAACACGCAACTGGTTATAAAATGTCTGATAATGTTGCTAACTACGGATTACGCTTATATCAAGCTAGGCATGTTCAAGGCGTCATTGCAGGTATGATGACAAAAACCAATAAGATTTGTTATGTCGCCTCGTTCCCAATTCCAGAAGTTATGCGTGAAATTAATACATATTATTTAGGTGCAAAGAAGTATAATCCTGATGTAGAAATTGCTATTACATGGGTATACACGTGGTATGATCCAGGTAAAGAAAAAGATGCTGCAGTAGCTATGATTCAACAGGGTTGTGATGTATTAGCACAGCATACGGATTCACCCGCGCCTTTACAGGCAGCACAAGAAGCCGGTATTGTAGGATTTGGCCAAGCATCAGATCAAGCTAAGTTTGCGCCAAAAGCACAGTTGACGGCATCTATTGATAACTGGGGCCCATATTATATCGCTAAAGTAGGTCAAGTACTTGATGGTACATGGACATCAGGTGATTATTTTGGTACTATGGACGAAGGTGCAGTTCAAATGGCACCGTTTGCAAATATGCCACCTATGATAGCTGAAGAAGCTCAACGTATTAAGGATGCTATTTCTAGCGGAGAACTTCATGGTTTCACTGGTCCGATTAATAAGCAAGATGGAACGCCATTCTTAGCAGAAGGTGAAGTTGCAACTCGTGCTCAACTAGATACAATGATGTTCTATGTTGAAGGTATTGACGCAAAGATGCCTTAATCGGTGCCCGATTGGATAATACTAGCAGGGCTATCTCTAACTTTGACGGCCCTGTTTCTCATTTTTGATAGGAAAAACGATGATTAGTTTTATTTACAGTAGTTGGAATGTGGTGATGGATCACAATCTTAATCCATTAAGTAATATTCCGGATTTAAATACACGACATATGATTATGCAAGTATTAGCTTGGATGTGGTGTATTGTATTTGGTATTCTTGTAGGAAGCATGTGGGCAGGTCTTTATAGTATGATAGCACATTCATTGTTGTTAGGTGCTATTGCTATTACTGTGGCTACATTTGAAATGGCTAAACGTAAGCCATACGGTTTTTACAGCGGCAGAGGTCCTGGTGGTGAGCACGAATAATAACTCATATGCATATAATAAGAAATAAAGAAGGCAATATTATTGCGCTATCTTCAAAAAAGGAAGATGCTATTAATATTGCAGATAAAAAAATGGACAAAGCTGATTATATTTTGGAAGAAATATTAGACAGCATACAACTTAGAGAAATTTACAGAGTTTATTACGGAAAAATAAATAATGACTGATGAAGAAGTAAGAGCTGCAGCTCAGAAAGAAGCAGAAAAAACATTTGCCGATTTTATGCTTTGGAGTAAAAGAACTACATATGCTGCAATTGCAATGCTTTTAATTGTAGCATCATGTAACTTTGGGGTAGAGGACGACACCTATCCTGCCTATAACGGCGAACAATATAATCCGTCCAATCTTAATGTAAAGAAATAAAGATAGGAAAATCTATGAAGAATCTAATTATAGCAAGTATTATGGCACTTTTCACTACTTCAGTATTTGCTGAAGATATAACAATTGAAATGTTAAATAAACGTGAAGATGGCGCTAAGATGGTATATTCTCAAGACATTGCACGTATTGATGTAGGAGATACAATTACTTGGGTACCGACACAAAAAGGACATAATGTAGAATTTATTGCAGGTCCTGATGGATGGAAAGCGCCAAAAAAATCAAAACTTAGCAAAGAAGTTTCTATTACTTTTGACACACCAGGAGTGTATCTATATCAATGTTCACCACATAAAACAATGGGTATGATTGCTATTGTGGTAGTAGGCGATGGAGACAATGATATCTCAAAGGCTAAAGTAAAAGGTAAGTCAAAAAAAGTATTTAAGGCTTTATTGGCTGAACTATAATGATTAAAAAACTAGTTAACAAAATCCCAGAGTTTTGTATGACTCATTGGTTACTTAGAATACCTCTTATTGTTGTATTTTTGCAGCAAGGGCTTTCTAAGTGGCCTATTGATGTAAATGATTCTCCAGTAGAATTAACACTATTAGTTTGGACATTCGTTGTACTAGGCGAGCTAGGTGGTGCCATCGGTCTTATTGTTGGTGGTATATTAGACTATATTAAAAAACTAAAAGAGTTTGGTGATATTATTACACGTTTCTCCGGGATTACTATGGCAAGTATTATGACTGGAGTTATTTGGACGGGAGAACCCGAAAGCTTCACTGATGTGTTATTATATGATAATCTTCATGTATTACTATGGGTAGGCTGTATGTACTTTGCTCTTAGAGGTAATCGTTCGTGAATCCACAAAAGCGTACTGTTTACATTATGCTATGGACTTGTGTCATATTTCACTTTGTGATTATACCTATCTGGATGTGGAGTCTAGGATTATAGTAAGATATAAAAGATTTATTAAATGGTACCATGTTCTTAGAAAAGACGGTAATACCATGGGCGTATGTAATATAGGTCCATGGTATAGTCGTTATAATAGGTTTAATTGTATATGCTGGGCTTGGGCTAATTCTGGCACACACACTATAGATGGTAAAAATTTATAGTTTACAAACGCCTCATAATATGATATAATAATTCCAACTGGAGGTTATTAATTTGAATTCATTCTACACTTCTGTGAACCGTTATGGCAATTCTATTCTTTATCGTGGATATTCCCCTAATGGTTCGCCAATTAATCAACGTTATAAATTTAAACCAAAATTCTGGGTAGCATCTAAGGATCCAACAGAGATAAAATCCTTTGATGGTGGCAACATAAGCCCTATAGAATTTGAAAATATGCGTGAAGCTAAAGAGTTTCTTGAACAATATTCAGAAATGGATGGCGTAAAAATATATGGCACACGTAATTATATACATCAGTTTATTACAGATAAGTTTCCTGATGATATTAAATTTAATCCAAGTAGTATAAATGTAGTAAACTTTGATATAGAGGTTGCCTCAGATGATGGATTTCCAACTCCAGATGCTGCAGCATATCCAATTATATCTATTGCTCTTAAATCCAGTAAATCTTCGATATATCAAGTATGGGGTTTAGATGATTATGATCCATCTAAAACAGAAATTAATTTAGATGGTGGTCAGATACAGTATCATCAGTTTGACTCTGAACCAGCAATGATGGCTTCGTTTCTAACTTACTGGACTAAAAATTATCCTGATATTATTACTGGTTGGAATACTAGATTCTTTGATGTTCCTTATCTTGTTAATCGTATTAAAATTATTGGTACGGAAGAAGCCGCTAATAAGTTATCTCCATGGAAACTTGTTAATGAAAGAAATACTACAATCATGGGTCGACCCCAGGTTAACCATGAGATTGTTGGTATTCAACAAGCAGACTATCTTGAACTGTTTAAAAAGTTTGGATATTCATATGGAACACAAGAATCATATAAACTAGATCATGTGGCCCATACTGTTCTTGGAGAAAAGAAACTTTCCTATGAAGAACATGGTAATCTCTATACATTATACAAACAAGATCATCAGAAGTTTATTGACTATAATATCAGAGATGTTCAGCTAATTGATAAGATGGATGCTAAGATGGGTCTTATTAACTTAGCAATGACTATGGCATATAGAGCAGGTACTAATCTTTCCGAGACATTTGGTACAACATCTATCTGGGAATCAATTCTCTATCGTAGATTACTCTCAAAGAATATTGTGTCACCAGTAGAGCAGATTCAGAGAGTTGCTTATGAAAATAATTCTAATCCAAATATTATCGAGGGTGGCTATGTAAAAGATCCTCAAGTTGGAGCACACGACTGGGTAGTATCATTTGATTTAAATTCTCTGTATCCAAACATTATTGTTCAGTCTAATATATCTCCAGAGACTATTATTCGTAACAAAACATGGAGAACATTTCAGCAAGGTGTTGATCACTATTTAAACGGAACAGATAAAGCTGATAGTGAATATTCTATCTGCGCAAGTGGAGTGCCTTTCTCGAGAGAAAAGCAAGGGGTAATTCCAGAACTTATTGTTGATTACTATTCAGAAAGAAGTGTTATCAAGAAAAAGATGTTAGATGCTAAGTCACAGTATGAAAAGACAAAATCATCGTATCTTGAAGCAGAAATAAATCAGCTAGAAAATAACCAGATGTCAATTAAGATTTTACTTAATTCTCTTTATGGTGCTCTTGCCAATAAACATTTTAAATACTTTGATAATGCCCTAGCCGAGAGTGTAACACTTACTGGTCAGCTTTCTATTAAATGGGCAGAGCGTGCTATTAATCAAGAGATGAATAAAATTCTTAAGACTGATGATTTTGATTATGTTATTGCTATTGATACGGATTCAGTTTATATTAATTTCGGTCCTCTTGTTTCAAAATTAAAGCCAAAAGATCCTGTAAAGGCCATTGACAAACTATGTCAAGATCATTTTGAAAAGATTATTGCTAAAGCATATGATGGTTTATATCATAGGCTTAATGGCTATACTCCACGCATGGAAATGGGTAGAGAAGTTATTGCAGATCGTGGAATATGGACTGCAAAAAAACGCTATATACTTAACGTACACAATAACGAAGGTGTTCAATATGCGGAACCTAAACTAAAAATGATGGGTATCGAGGCTATTAAATCATCAACTCCTGAGGTAGTCCGAGATAAGTTTAAAGAAATATTTAAGGTTATTATTACTAGTACTGAAGCAGAAACTCGTAGATACATTAATGACTTTAAAGCAAATTTTAAATCTCTACCACCTGAAGCTGTTGCATTTCCACGTGGAGTTTCTGATATTAGTAAGTTTTCACATAAGAAAAATATCTATTGTAATTCTAATAATTCTAAACAATGGTCATCAGGCAGTCAGACAGCAACAATAAAAACAACGCCTATTCATGTTCGTGGTGCTCTTTTGTATAATCATCATGTTAAAGATAAGGCACTAGATAAGAAGTACATTATGATACAAAACGGAGAAAAGATTAAATTTACATATATGAAGCTTCCGAATCCTATTCGTGAAAATGTAATTTCTTTTCCGGATTACTTACCCGAAGAATTAAATCTGCATAAATATGTAGACTATGAGATGCAATTTGAAAAAACTTTTATTGAACCGCTTAATCCTATTCTTGAAGCCGTTGGTTGGTCTGTCAAGGATGTGCAAACACTGGAGGACTTTTTTGGATGAATTATATATTTGACGTAGACGGGACTTTAACACCAAGCCGTATGCGGATAGATAAAGAATTTAAGGAATTCTTTTTAGAATTTATAAAGAAAAATAATGTTTATCTTGCTACAGGATCAGATTATATAAAAACAGTAGAACAACTTGGAATAGAAATCTGTGAGAATGTTACTAAGTGTTATAACTGTTGTGGTAACAGCGTTTGGAAAAACGGAGAAGAAATATTTAGATCCGATTGGACGCTGTCGGACGAATTAGATAAATGGTTAAAAAAAGAACTAAAGAAAAGTAAATTTGATATAAGAACCGGTAATCATATTGAGCAAAGACCCGGCTTGGTAAATTTTAGCATTGTTGGTAGAAATGCATCCTTTGAAGAAAGGTTTATCTACACTCAATGGGATGAACAGGTAGAAGAAAGAAGAACAATTGCTAGAGAATTTAATCAACAGTTTGCATATTACAAAGCTCAAGTAGCAGGTGAGACAGGTCTTGATATTATGCCTATAGGATATGATAAGAGACAAATTGCTGATGATATTGAGGGACCAATAATATTCTTTGGTGATAAAATGGCTCATGGTGGTAATGATTATCCATTAGCTGAAGTAATACAGTATAGAGAAAATTCTTGGAATTATGAAGTAAAGTCTTGGAAAGACACCCATAAAATATTAATTAGTTTATCATATAATGGTTTACAATAAGTCAAATATAGTGTATAATAATACTATAGAGGAGAAAAAAATGAAAGCTGGTAAAGTATGGGGAACAACTGAACTGATTGAAGCTAATGGTGCTTTAGAATTTCATCGTATTGAAATGGAAGAAGGTGGTGTATGCTCTAAGCACTTACATCGCTATAAGTGGAATGGTTTTTATGTAGAATCTGGAAAGATGCTTATTCGAACATGGCAACGTGATTACGATTTAGTTGATGTTACTATTCTTGATGAAGGCGATTATCATAAAGTTAAACCTGGTCTTTATCATCAATTTGAATGTCTTCAAGAAGGCGTAGCTTACGAGCTATATTGGGCAGAGTTTAATCATAATGATATTGAACGTGAAAGTGTAGGATATCATATGGATGATGTAGATGACTGATTCTTTTTCTGATGTAACAAGAGTAGAAGTTATTGATAATAATGGTCGATCATATACTAAAAATTGGGTAGATAGTGTAGAAATACAACTTCAAGATGACGGAAAAACTCTTAAGTTATTTGTACGCTATGATGATGAGGAAATATCAGATGACTGAGTATGTAGTATTAACAGCAATTCAACAATTTAGAACACGTTATGTGGTCCCAATAGAAGATATGGAAGACTGTGATCCTGAAACATTTATTAAAGATTCTGTTACTTTTGGCGAAGTAAAAGAGTTTAGCCAATTAGATTTAAAAGAAAATATAATCGATGTTCAAATATATGATGAGAATAATCTTTTAGATTTATTTGACAAAGATAATGATTATCTTTCTGGATGGACTAAAGAACAAAAAATAAAATGGATTAGAAATTGGGAAGAAGGACTATGAGAGTAGGATTAACTGCTAGCACATTTGATTTATTGCATGCAGGTCACATAATGATGTTAAGAGAGGCTAAGTCGCAATGCGATTGGCTTATTGCTGCTTTACAAGTAGATCCTAGCTATGATCGAAAAGAAAAAAATTTTCCTATTCAAACTATTGTCGAAAGACAAGCACAGCTTGAAGCAGTAAAATATGTTGATGAAGTTATTATATATTGTACAGAGGCGGATTTACTTGATATAATTAATATGTATCCAATTAATGTTAGAATACTAGGTGAAGAATATAGAACGCAAAATTTTACAGGTAAAGATGAATGTCGTAATAGAGGCATTGACTTGTATTTTAATAAGCGTGATCATAGATTTAGTTCAAGTGGATTAAGAAATCGTGTTTGTGACAATCATAAATAATACTTTACAAATTGATCAAAATAGGATATAATATAAAAATGATTTATGAAGAAAAAATTATTCAGTGGCACTATGATAGAAATCTTATTGAAGGTTCTACAGATAAAGATCAGTATATGAAACTTATTCAAGAAATGGGTGAACTATCAGATAATATCTGTAAGGGTAAAGATATTAGAGATGACTGCGGAGATATTATGGTTGTTCTTATTAATATCATGGAAAGAAATAATATCAGTCTTGAAGAATGTCTTGAAGTAGCCTATAACGATATTAAGGACCGTAAAGGTAAGATGGTAGATGGTGTCTTCGTAAAAGAAGGTGATAGTTAATGCAACCAAAATATCCAATTTATATTATCTCTAAGGGTAGAGCCGACTCACGGCTTACCTCTAAAACTCTTGATGAGATTAGAGTACCATATAAAATTGTTATTGAAGAAAGTGAGTTTGATGATTATAATAAAGGCATTTCAGCAGATAAGATTCTAACTCTACCTCCCGGATTTAGAGAAAATCCAAAGTATGCAATTCCAGATAATAAAGGTAGAATCGGCGGTTCTATTCCAGCACGCAACTTTGTCTGGGATCATTCTATTAAAGAAGGTCATGAGCGTCATTGGATTATGGATGATAATATCAAACATTTCTATAGACTACATAAAAACCAAAAGACTAAAGTGACATCTGGTACAATAATTAGATTGTGTGAAGACTTTACAGATCGCTATAAAAATGTTAAAATGTCTGGTATGAACTATCAGTATTTTGCTCCAGCTTCTCAGAAGAAAAGACCATACACACTTAATACTAGAATTTATTCCTGTATTCTATTATCTAATGATATTAAACATAGATGGCGTGGTAAATATAATGAAGATACCGATCTGAGTTTAAATATTCTAAAAGATGATTGGTGTACAATTCTATTTAATGCCTTCTTGTGTGGTAAGATTACAACTCTTGTTATGGGTGGTGGTAATACAGATAATGTGTATGTGGATGGAGATAATCGTTTACAATTTGCACAAGCACTTGTGGAACAACACCCAGACTTGGTTAAAGTTGTTCAAAGATATAATAGATGGCATCACCATGTTGATTATAGCCCATTTAAAAAGAATAAACTTATTTACCGAGACGATTATGTGGTTAAAGGTGGTACTAATGAGTATGGTATGAAACTACATCCATTAACTATGGACCAATATAAAAAAGCAACAACAGAATTTGGAAATGCGGAGAACCCCTATTATGAGCAAACCTAAAGGTGCTAACTTATTTGTATTAGATGGACAAGAAGACGATCTCGACCCTATGGGCTGGGATGATATGCCAGAATTTGAACAAGAAAATCGTGAAGATTATGCTGCTATTGTGATGCGATTTAGAACAGAAGACGATCTAAAAGAATTTGCACAAAAGATTGGTCAACCAAATCTTACTAGAAAATCACGTGGTACGTTCTACCCAGCTGTTGATTTTAATGAAGCTAATCTTCTACGTTGGATGGATGAAGATCAAATACAGAGTTGATTATGGAAGTTTCTGCAACATTCTTTAAATCTATATATGATAATAAAACTCATAAGAACATGAGTTTTTCTGGCTTTCCTCAGTTTGAGGAATTTCTATATAAACTATCTGAAAGAAAATTAGAAGATAAAAAAGCTGCTCAGCTCATATCACCAGCAACTTATATTAAAGACACTACAAGAGCAAATAAAAATGTAGTTGACTGGGCTGGATGGGCAGCTATGGATGTAGATGACCATGAGTTTAAAGGAGATTTAAAAGATGATCTTATTCGTATCTATGGTAAGTACTATTTTGTTTGCTATAGTACTGCTAGCAGCAGAGAAAGTTTACCAAAGTTTCGTTTGGTCTTCCCACTTACAGAAAGAGTTAGAGGAGATAATATCAGACATTTTTGGTACGCACTCAACACAGAACTCCAAGCAATCGGCGATGCGCAAACTAAGGATCTATCACGAATGTATTATATCCCTGGTTCGTACTCTGGCGCTTTCAACTTTATTTTTACTAATACTGGCGGTAGCTATATAAATCCTCGAGAGTTAATGGCGAGCCATTCATATCAAGAAAAAAAGACTGGTACATTCTTAGATAGATTACCAACAGAGATGCAAAAATCTATCATAGAATATCGTAAGAATAAAATGGAGAATACTGGTGTTAGTTGGTCTAACTATGAAGATTGTCCATTCGTGAATAAAAATCTTATCAGAGATTTTAAGAATATAGCATATGTTGATAATACTGGAAGATATGCTATGGTTTATAAGATTATGGTTTCAATAGCAAGTAGTGCAATTAAGAGACAATATCCTATAAATACGTTTGAGATTGTAGAACTAATTAAGCAACTAGATGCTGATACAGCTAAGAGATATGAGAATAGACCTCTTAATGTAGAAGCTGATCGTGCTATAGAATATGCATACAGAAATATTTAAAAAAGTTCATTTTAGGGGTTTACAAGCTATTCGTTTTATGCTATATTGTAAGAGTAAATAGAATCGGAGACCTCTTATGGCTTATTATACTTACACTAAAGATCCTATTGGTTGCTTTGTTGAGAAAGATACCGGCAATTACTTTGAGTATTCACTTAACGACGAACCTATTTCAGGTTTTTCCGAAGACTTTCCCCATAAAGTTTGGGTAGGCGGCGGCGGTGTATGCGGCATGACGGGCTATAGATTTGCTCACGTTAAGAAGACCGTTGCTGTAATTGTTGTAGACGAAGACGAATTTGGTCTTCCCGTTACTGAAAAGTGGTATGTTAAATATCATAAACAATATGCACTTTAGGGGTTTACAAACTCCTAAAAATATGGTATGTTGATTATATAAAGAGAATCGGAAAGGAACTAAAATGCCTAACGTTGCTACAAATCTTACAAAAGTTGGAACTTACCTCGGATATTTTACAATTCAAGAGCATACAACAAACGTAAATAATAATAAGCCTTCTCGTACTTATGAAAAGCTTGTATTTACAAAAGCCGATGGTATGGAGACTCGTGATTTTAAAGCTATGGGTGATATTGTATACGGTATGTATGTTAACGGCAATCTTGTTAAGATTGGGAAAGCGGGTTCAACAAACGGTTGGGCTGGACGTATCGGTACGTACGGTGTTGATCCAAAAGGCGAAGCAACTAATCGTAAAATTATTACACATCTAAAAGAAGATTTTACATATGAAACACGTGTAGAAGTATATGGGATTTCAGTTCCTCGTATTCACTCAGAATATTTCTGCCCAGTAACGCGTGAAACAGTTTCTATTGAACTTCCACAGAACCATCAAGTAGAAACTCATTTAACTACTGAAGCAGAAGCAGAAGGTACCGATCTTATGTTTTGTACACAGAAAGTTTAGTATAATGAAAATATTCATAATTCCATATACATTTTATACTTATTTTTCTTTTAAAGAAAGAGTAAGTGGTGTAGATGAAAGTATGTTAAAACAAATAGAAGTTTTAAGAGAAAGAGGTCATGAAGTAAAAGCATATACTGTTTTTGGTAATCTACATGAACATTTAAATGAAATTTATTGTTATGATTATAAAGTTCCTGAAATAGGAATAAAATCATATGTAAAAGATTCCAAAAATAGAAAAAAAATTATAACGGACATTTTAGTTAAAATAAAAAAATTTAAACCTGATGTAATTTTATCCAATGCATATTACCAAAGAGGGTTTTATGATGAATTACAGAAAATAAATATACCTATAATTTATATGTGTCATGCAGCACCCGGATTTTTATCCGATCTGATGTCTGCAAATAAATTATCAAATTTTAGTGAAAAACATTCTATTTGTGCAATGTCGGAATATCATGCGCAAAATATAAAACAATTCTATAATAGAAAAAGAAAAAACTGGGATTTTGAAAAAGAAATAAATGTAGACTCGATAGTATTTTCTTCATATAGTAATAAAGAAAAAGTATTAAATTCTGATGGTATTATTAGACATGTCTCTGCTGCAAACAAAGATAAGCAAACTTTTTTAATACACGACTTTTTAAATAAAACAGATTTTAAAACTGAAGTATATACCACTTTAAACCATATGACTAAAGATAATGCAAATTTAAACTCTTACGTTGAAAAGGCATTTAAAAATTTTAATACTTCAAATAGATCAATCCATCTTGATGTTGAACATAAAACTATTATGGAAAATATAGGAAAATCTTCATGTTGTTTTGTCGGGTTAGCGTACTATGATAGTTTCACAATTACATCACTTGAAGCACTTTCTCGTGGTGTGCCAATTATCGTGAAAGGGATAAAAAAATTACATCCCGCAAAAGAAATGGTGGAACCAGAATATCAAAAATTTGTTCATATATATGAAAATAAAAAAGATTTTATTGATAAGGTAAAAGAGTTTTCAAATATTACAATAGAACAAAGAAAACAAATTGCAAGTTCCTGTTATAAAATTACTTCAAAGAATATGTATGGAGATAGTTTAGAAAAAACATTAAATAATTCCATACTTAAATTTAAAGATAAAAGTGATTTACACTTAGAAAATTTTATGATATAATAGTAACTATAAAAGGAGAATAAAATATGTCACATATAACAGTAACTGGCGGTGCTGGTTTTATTGCTTACCACCTTATACAAAAGCTAGTTGACGAAGGTCATACTGTAACAGCATTTGATAACTTTAATGATTACTATGATGTTGATCTAAAAGAAGATAGAGCAAACAATTTAAAGAATCTTGGTGTTGAAGTAACTCGACTTGATCTAAAATCAAAAGAACCTTTACGTTTTTTTCTTGCTGCTCATAAACCCGATGCCGTTATTCATTTAGCTGCATATGCAGGTGTACGACACTCGTTAGAAGAACCACAAACATATATTGATAATAATGTTACTGGTACTCAAAATCTAATTGAAGCTTGTGTGGATGCTAATGTTGAAAACGTAATATATGCATCAACATCATGTACTATGGCTGGTAATGAATTACCTTGGAAAGAAGATGAGAAATGTGGTTATCAATTAAATCCATATGGCTATACTAAATTTACTAATGAAGCACAGTTTATGTCTAGTTCAATTATCAGGACAGTTGGTCTTCGCTTCTTTACTGTTTATGGGCCTTGGGGTCGCCCTGATATGGCACTCTTTGATTTTACTAAAAATATTGTTGCTGGTAAGGAAATTGAACTATTTAACTATGGCAATATGATTCGTGACTTTACATATATTGATGATATTGTAAACGGTATTGTTATTGTTTTAAATCAATCTTTATCTCAAACTGAAGAATTTAATGAAATATATAACATTGGTTATGGAGAACAAGTAAAGCTAGTTGATTTCGTTGATCACATTGAAAATAATCTTGACCGTAAAGCTAAACGTAAACTTGTACCAATACACCCAGCTGATACTCAAGCTACTTGGTCTGATACAACTAAACTACAAAAACTTGGTTATAAACCTACAGTTTCAATTGCCGAAGGTGTGGAAAAATTTATTTCTTGGTATAAACTATATTATGGAGTAAACTAATGCTTTACAAAACCGTTGCATTATATTATAATATATCAGTAGAAGAATTAATTAATAGGCTTGTAAATAATGGCGAGCCTCTTATATGCAAATATTACAAGGAAGTTTATCCCGATGGGTTCTAAATTAAAGATTGCAATTGTTGGACATGGTTTTGTCGGTAAAGCTATTGATCACGGTTTTAATGATTATAACTGTACCAAAATCATCATTGATCCTAAATATGGAAATAGTGTCGATAGTATTAAATCGCTAGATGTAGATGTTTCTTTTGTGGCTGTTCCAACCCCTATGGGTAAAGATGGTGAGATTGATTCATCTATTGTGATAGAAACTGTAAAAAAACTTAAACAACGGCGTAGTGGCATTATAGTAATTAAATCCACAGTAACACCTGATATTATTAAATCTCTTACTAGAGGAGGTGGTACAAGTTCAAGAGTTGTCTATAACCCAGAATTCCTAACAGAAATTAATGCTAATTCTGATTTTATAAATCCAGATATGCATGTATTTGGTGGACATAAAGAAACCACACTACGATTAGAAGAAATTTATAAAGAATATAGTTTATGTAAACCGTGTCCAGCTTTTCATATGTCTGCTACAGAAGCCAGCTTTGTGAAGTATGGTCTTAACTGTTTTCTTGCTACCAAAGTTTTGTGGTTTAATCAATTCTATGATGTGGTAGAAAAGTTTGGTGGAAATTTCGGTCATATAGTAAATGCTATTGGTACCGATCCACGTATTGGTACATCACATACTAGAGCACCAGGCTTTGATGGTAAACGTGGCTATGGTGGTGCTTGTTTCCCAAAAGATACATCTGCATTTAACACTTTCTCTAACCAAGAGTTTAGCGTTTTAAACGAGGTTATTCGAGCAAATAATGAATATAGAAAAGAATATGAAAAAGATTCTCGTGAGCTAGAGCAAAACGTAAGCTATGCTTGAATTATTAATATATGCTATTTGTATATATCTGATAATAATATTACTACAGATTTTATTTAAACCACTAATTGCAATATTAGTAATTTTTATTACACTATTTTTATTAGAAAAATATGATATTTTTTATATACATCTATTGTAATTTGGTTTATAATATATAAATTAATACTATACAGAGGAGTATTGTATGTCAATTATGGACAAACTCAAGAAGAATTCAAAACTATCCCACACATCGGTTCTTTCTGAGTCTAAATTTTTTACTGAAAAAGATATGGTTCCAACAGATGTCCCTATGATTAATGTTGCACTATCTGGTTCGGTAGATGGTGGGTTAGCCCCAGGTCTTACAGTTCTTGCGGGACCTTCTAAACACTTTAAAACTTCTTTTGCCTTACTTATGGCAGCTGCCTATTTAAAGGCATATCCAGATGCAGTAATGCTATTCTATGATTCAGAGTTTGGATCACCTCAGAGTTATTTTGAACAATTCGGTGTTGATACATCTCGTGTTCTTCATACACCAATTACTAATGTTGAAGAATTAAAATTTGACTTAATTGGTCAACTAGAAGAATTAGATAGAAACGATAAAGTTGTGGTTGTTATTGATTCTATTGGTAACTTAGCATCAAAGAAAGAATTAGAAGACGCTAAGAATGAAAAGTCTGTAGCAGATATGTCTCGTGCAAAAGCACTTAAAGGCTTATTCCGTATGAGTACACCATATCTTGCTATGAAGAATATTCCACTTATTGCAGTAAATCATACATATCAAGAGATTGGTTTATTTCCTAAAGCTATTGTATCTGGCGGAACTGGTATATACTATAGTGCAGATAATATTTGGATTATTGGTCGCCAACAAGATAAGAAAGGTACCGAGATTCAAGGTTATCACTTTGTGATTAATGTGGAGAAATCACGATATGTTAAAGAAAAGTCAAAGATTCCTATTACTGTGTCTTGGGAAGGTGGTGTCAAGTCTTATTCTGGCTTGCTCGATTGTGCTCTTGCTGGTGGTTATGCTGTTAAGCCTTCCAATGGCTGGTATGCTACTGTTGATCAATCTTCTGGAGAAGTTGGACCTAAAGTTCGGTACGATGGAACTCTTGATAAGTCCTTCTGGGATCCGATCTTTGCTGAAACGGATTTTAAAGATTTCCTAAAGAAGCAATATAGCATCGGTCATCAGTCTCTTGTTGAAATGGATGAAATTGTGGTTGAAGAGTAATGGGCAAGTATGTAGAAAATAAAGATTACGAATTAATATCAGATGAAAATATTAATGAAGTATGGAATGTTAGAATACTTGAAGGAGAGTTTAACGAGGTTGTAATTCGTTACGGTTCTATTCGTGTTGATGGTAAGACTCCAGAAAATGACGAAGAACTGGATTTACATTTTGACTTTGAAGTTATCTCAGCACCAGATGAAGACCTTACGGCAGAAGATATTGGTTTACAATTAGCTGCGGGTGATTTATTATATAGTATATTAGAATCTTCCATAGAAAACAAAGAAGAAATCCATTTAAAAGAGGTGTAAATTTGAACACTAATATAGAACAAGTTGTTCTTAAAAATATTCTTACTAACGAAAAATATATGCGAAAGGTCCTTCCCTTCGTAAAACCCGATTACTTTGAAGGTGTCTATAAGATGCTATTTAAGCAAGCAGGTATGTTTGTTGCAAAGTATAATAAACTTCCGACAGCGGAAGCATTTAAGATTGAAATTGATCAGGCTGATAACTATAATGACGAACAGTATAGACATGCTGTTGAAATTATTCCTAGTTTATTTGAAGAAGAAGCGTCTGATGAAACTTGGTTAAATGATACTACAGAAAAATGGTGTCAAGACCGTGCTTTATATAATGCTGTTATGGAATCAATCTCCATCATTGATGGCAAACATCAGAGTTTAACAAAAAATGCTTTACCGGATATTCTCACGAAAGCGCTCGGCGTCTCGTTCGACCCCAACATCGGTCACGACTATATTGAAAACTTTGAAGAGCGATTTGAATTCTACCACCGTGACGAAGAAAGATTACCTTTCGATCTTGACTACTTTAACAAGATTACAAAGGGAGGTATTCCAAACAAAAGTCTTAATGTCTGTCTTGCTGGTACTGGTGTTGGTAAATCTTTATTTATGTGTCACTGTGCTGCTGCTAATCTAAATCAAGGTAAGAATGTTTTATATCTTACTATGGAGATGGCAGAAGAAAGAATAGCAGAACGAATTGATGCTAACTTACTTGATATACCAATTGACCAGTTAGAACATCTTAGTAAAGAGATGTTTGCAGAACGAGTCAGGGGTCTTTCATCTAAAACAAATGGTAAACTTATTATTAAAGAATATCCGACTGGATCAGCTCACGCTGGTCACTTTCGTGCTTTATTAAATGAGTTAAAATTAAAGAAATCATTTGAACCTGATATCATTTATATTGATTATTTGAATATCTGTTCTTCAAGTAGAATGAAAGGAATGGGTGGTGCAATTAACTCATACAACTACATTAAAGCAATTGCTGAAGAACTACGAGGTCTTGCGGTGGAGTTTGACTTACCGATCGTTACTGCAACGCAGACGACTAGGTCTGGTTATAGTAACTCGGATATTGGGCTTGAAGATACGTCCGAGTCTTTTGGATTACCCGCTACCGCAGACCTCATGTTCGCCCTTATCTCTACAGAAGAACTTGAGGGAATGGGACAACTCGCAGTCAAACAATTAAAGAATAGATATAATGATCCTACATATAAGAAGCGGTTTGTGATTGGTATAGATAGATCAAAGATGAGATTATTTGATGCTCATGAAGGCGAGCAAACATTAATAGATGATACTCCAGTATTTGATAAAACAAATAATGGTATAAATGCAAAGAAATTTGAAGGTTTTAAATTATAAGGAATTAAATCATGGCTAAAAGTAAAGGCGGAAAATCAAGTGGGAATGTTTCTCAGGGCATTCATTCAAATGTAAGTAAAACTATTCGTAAAGAAATGCGAAGAGATTACCTTAATTCACAGATGCGAGTATTAAATCAACAAAAGGCTTTACGTCAAGGTAAAGATATTGTTATGACAATTGAAAATCCAAATAAAGCAGAAACAAATAAACCTTTTATTCGTCAGAGAATTTCTGGTAAATCATACATTGATTATATGAAAAATAAAACCTATGTTATGAAAGAAGTACAATGAGCGAGAATACATACTATTGTACAATGAAGGGGTTGCTACCGGCATTTTTAGTTATAGTTTTCATTATTATCGGTATACCAATTCTTGCACTTATGGCTATGGTCGGGCTTGAAGAGTATGCTCGCTATTGTAATGTGAGCTGGTTGCCTTGTTTTGGTATTAGCCGATGACTGATTATAATAATGATGAATTTAAAGCCTGCTACAATAAAGTTATAAATGCGGTAAATAGTATGGTAGAAAATAATAATGAACCTTTAATGATTGCAGCCGTTCTTACAACAACAGGGTTAAGTTTATATCGGTCTTTATTACCTGAAGAAGATTATGATAAAATGCTAGAAGTTATGGTTGAATTTAAAGATGATATTAATTCATATCAACATAGAGGATATTTAAATTGAAAGTTAGATTATTGGCATATAGCCAACCGATGAAACACGTGCACTCTGGAGAGCCAGGGATTATGGGTTTAGATAATATTCAAGATCTGATTGCATATTGCGCTAGAGTATCAAATCCCGGCAACCAAGCCAATACTAAAACAACACCAAAGCTTTTATCATATTTAATTAAACATAAGCATTGGTCTCCATTTGAAATGGCTTCAGCCACAATGGAGATTGAGACTACAAGAGATATTGCTCGTCAGTTTCTTCGGCATAGATCATTTTCTTTCCAAGAGTTTTCACAGAGATATGCAGATCCAAATGATATGGGAGAAGCATTTGTTATTCGTGAAGCCAGACTTCAAGACGAAAAGAATCGGCAAAATAGTATAAAGAATGATGATACTGCTCTTGAAGCTTGGTGGCATGCACAGCAGCAGTTTATGATTGATCATACTAAAAGAATTTACAAAGAAGCAAGAGAAAGGGGTATTGCAAAAGAACAAGCAAGAGCCATTTTACCAGAAGGTAATACGGTTTCTCGTTTATATGCGAATGGTACTATTAGATCATGGATTCATTATATTGAGCTACGTTCAGCAAACGGAACTCAACAAGAACATATGGATCTAGCAATAGAAACTGCAAAAGCAATTGCTCAGATTTATCCTTCAGTAGAAAATTTTATTCAAGAGGAGTAGACCAATGGGAAGAAAACTTTCAACTTATTATTCGGATCACGGAAAGGGTTACTGTGAAATCCATTTTGATTTTAAAGAAGAATATGGTTATATAAAATACTTTGATAATAATGAAAAGTTATTTTTTACTGAAGATTATAGAAATAAATCAATGCAATATATAGAAGATGCCGCCGAAAATTGGGCTCTCGGTATTAAACTTCTTGAATCAGAATATCATTGACACTTATGGCATTTCAATCCAGTAAAGAAATTATTTGGCATATAACTTGTTCTAGCTGCAAATTTTACTTTACTCTTCCTACTATGGAAGAAAAATATATGATTGATAGAGGTCAGTTACACTGTCCTGGATGTGGAAAAAAGCAAGGCGTAAAGATAATAAAAAGCGATTAATATGCATAACACACATGGTTTTGAAGAAGAAGAAAATGAACACGATGTTATAGACAAAGTGTATAGTGATATAAAACCAAGAAAGCAACCCAGTAAATGGGTTGCTAATCTTAAAAATATGTCTGGTGAAAAATATAAAATATCTGGTATGTTAGATAGTATAGAATATCAAGCTGCTGAATATATAGAATATCTTGAAAGTTTAGTGAATAAATATCATCTAGCAAATGATGCTTTTACAGGAGGTTTACCAGTGGCATATAGAACTAGCGCAAACTTATTTGAATCCGGAGAATTTATAAGTCATGCGGGTTTAAAACTTAATTGGAAGCTTGAGTGCGATGCCATTAAACCTGAAGAGTGGCACGTACTTGCTAAGATGATAAAAGAATATGAGCACCAGCCTTGGCAAAAAGCAGTAGGTATTCCAACTGGTGGTTGGGCCTTAGGTAATGCACTTGACAAATATTCTACTGGAAATCCTAATGATCCAATTCTTATTGCAGATGATGTATATACAACAGGAACAAGCTTTAAAGAATTTGTACAAGCTTCATATTCAGATGTTGCAACTATACAATGGTGTGTATTTGCAAGACAGCCCACAATAGGCAAAGTAAAGGCTCTATTTACTATGCCAGATAAAGGTAGACACGGATCCATTTGGGAATAGGAAATATATTATGAAATATTATAGATTAGAACCATCAGTTAAAAAATCTGTTATTGAATGGCATTCATTTAAGAGAAAAGATGCCGACGGTAATACAATTTTTCTTCGTAAAGAATTAGGCTGGAGATACGGAGCATGGCTAATTAGTGTACCAGAGACAGATGAAGAAATTAAAGAATATCTTTCTGATAAAGGAGATTATGAATCATTTCAGGAATATCTTGTAGACTATTATGGCGAAGATGATATGATTACAGAAGAAACCAAATTAGAAGATTACCTGCTTCCTAAAATAGATGAAGACTTTGTTGACATTAGTGAAGATTATGAAAATGCAGAAATGTTAGAAACCTGGGATGGTTGTTGGGAAGACTGGTCTCTTGTTGGAGCCGAACTTCATGAAATTGATGAAGAACAGCAAGAACAATGGATAGAAGATGCTACAGCAGCATATGATGAAGATTATGAAGATGGAGTAGAAGGATTAGGTTGGGAATTTATAGACTGCTTCTATGAAATGCATTGTCATCCA